GCAAGTGATTCGCAAGCTCGGCTCCACGCCGACGATTGTGGCTTCGATGCATTGGTCTCAGGTTCTCTCTGGCGTGCGTGCCGCCGAGCTCGATGGGTACTATGTGGTCCACCTCAAGCGGGTCCTTCATCGTGGGCCCACCACCACACACACAGCACCTGCCTCCAGCCAGTACCTCAACACGGAGCTCCTGGTAGGAGTGTGGGTAGTTGTTCTTGGGGGTGCCCCGGCTCTTCTTGGCCCACCTTCCCCACAGTAGGGGGGCGTTGTTACCCCCCATGGTTGAACTCAAGGGCCAGCAGCTGTTGTATGTTCCGGGCAATCTGTGCTTCGGTACGCCAGCCAGTACGCCACCAACCATGAACGTCATCGTGTATCTCGAGCCGTACTAGCCGAACGCCATTGACCCAACAGTATTGAGTCTCACAATGGTCCGGCTTCGAAGGCGCCCATCTCATTTGAGCAGGGCCTCGAACATTGGTCGAATGGCATCGCTCAGGAGAAACCCCAGTATGTCCACGTCGGGGTCAACTACCGCATTGGCTGATATCTCACCTTGGCGCGTAACCTTCTTGCCGCCATAGCGAACCACCAAATCAAACTTCACCGGATCGACCACGCCGCTCTTCACCTACCTGCCCTTACGAGCAGGGCCGGGTCGACCACCGGGGATACCGGGATTACGCTGAGGTGGTCTTTGGATGGGCTGAGGGCCACGCCGAGCCGGGGCGATGCGTTGGGGGCGGCCTGAGGGCGGGGTCTTTACTGGCTTGACCATTTACAACACGACCTTCTCATGCTCGGGGCAGAGACCTAGTCGACCACTGCCGGGCTTGTTACAGGGGTGGCCGCTGGTGATGCGGCTCGCGGCGCAATATGGATCGTCTGCAGAGCAGTCACCGGCGTGGGCCCAGCATGGCGTCAACTTCTCGTACACGCCGAACACGACCCTCTGCGCTCCTTCCACAACCCAAGTGTTGGTATCCCAGTTCACGCCGAGATCCATCGCCCTTCTCGGATGAAGCCATGACAACCGCAGTCCGGGGGGAGGATTGATGGTTCTAGGGTTAGGGGGTCCTCGGAAAGAACCCTCCATCCCTGGCCCCCTCCAGGAACCCGGCCGGCGAATGGAACCCCTGCCTCTCCATGCGGACAGGTGAGAATCAGGCCAGCTCGGTCCTGGTCGGGGATCCCCTCATACTGAGGATTCAGATCACGATCAGGCGACCAGACGTAGTAGCGAGCCGAGAACCCGTCCCCCAGGTCTAGGGTCCCCGGTTTCGGCTCATTCACGGTCCATCGCCGCCGTAGAGCTCGAACTGGGAGTCTTCCCGATCCCCTTCGAACTTGACCAACTCACCCGACCTGAGCCGGCCGCAATACCAACATCTGTCCTCGAGCGTGGCACAGCCACAAAGCTTGCATTCCCACATCAGCGCCAGCTTCTGGTTCCAGCCCACCAAGCCACCTTGAAGGTCACGTAGATCACGGCGAGGGCTAGTGTCCAGGCGATCAATTGCCGCCCGGCGGTGGGCCATAGGTAATCGCGGTCAGGCCGTAGCTGACATCCACCACGCCGTCAGGCCCGTGTCTCTTGTGACAGTGGAGCTCGAGCTCGCCGATGGCAACGCCGTTTAGGCTGACGACCCACATACGGTGGGGAACGATGGTTCCGTCGCCGTACTGCGTATTCGAGTCTTTGGGTGGACCGAAGGTCCAGATGTCAGCCATCGCTTCGCTCCTTGAGCGCACGGCGGGCAGCGGCACGAGCACGAGCCATGTTCTCGTCAAGGTCGAGGGTCCAGTCCGTATCGAACTCGGCCAGATTCTTCAGCGCCTGCCGCAGCCGGGCGTTCTCGGCCTCAAACCGAGCCTTCCCGCCTACGGCTCGCTCTAATGCATGCTTATAGCGGGCGTTTTCGGCCTTGAGCCTCTCCACAATCTCTTCCCAGGCAGCACCAACATGTCGTTCGCTCACAAGTCCTCCGCACTCAACTCTAAGGAGTCGTCCCGCTGCTCTGCGAAGACCACGAAGCTAGATATCCGCCACGAGGTCGTGGGCGGGAGGCGGACTTGAAACGTGGTCCGCTAGAAGTCCGTTTGGGTGCTAGTCGGCGTCCGCCTGTCTTGCACTCGCGGCACAGGAAGAAATCCGCCACCGGAATAAGGTCGTCCACATTGGCGCAGCGGTGACACGTAGCGGCGGCTCGCCAGCGGTGGAGTTCAGGATCTTCCGCGAATATGGAGTACCGCACCGCCGTTACAACTTCGGCGGTCACGCGGTGCCTCCTGGTGAGTATCTCTTACGTTGGGTCTCATTCCACACACACCGGCAGCGGATGCAGGCCGACCAGTTTGCTGGACATGGCTTGTGGTCGGTCAGTGTGAGGCAGTGGGGGGCCATGGCCTTTAGGCAAGAAGGGCAAACGGCTGGCGGCGTGGGTGGAGGACTGGTACGAAAGATCATTCGGGTTTGAGGCAATTTCCTTGCACGGAATGCAGACTGGGGGCAGATCTGTCCTTACCGCATGCGTTTCCGCGCACGAAGACCGCGAGCGTAGGCAGCGGAGGCGGCACGGCATGGCCCACAACGACAACCATCGGTATATTTGGAATACGTTCCATGCTCAGCGGGGCGGCGCTTGGGTACGCCCATGGCTCGACGCCGCGCATCCTCGTGGCGAGCATGGGCTGCTTTACAATCTGCACACCGGCAACCACGCTCATAGCCCCAACCACCCTCACCGTGAACAAGTGGCCGCTGCCGGGCAAGCCGCCATTGAGCCCTCTTGGGTCGTCCCCTACCCCGCCGAGCTAGCTCCGCCATCTCGGTAGGAGTTTTCTTGGGAAGTCGCTTAGCGGAGCCGAGGCGCTTATGGATCTCTGAAAGATCCGCTGATAAGTCTGGATCTGCCAGGGGTTGGCCATGTTGCAAGCCCCAAAGTTTCCGGCATTCGTCGGCGGAATATCCGTGGGCTTGCCAGATGTGCAGCCCCAATGAACGGAAGGGCCCGCGTTTACACCAAGGGCATATCTGCACCGCGATCCAGCCCATGGCGTCTTCGGTCGTAAGGGCTTCGGGATTCATGTTCGGCAACCGCGGGGCACAACTCACCACAATAGACTGACCCCCTTTTACCAGCATTTCTCGTCCGCGTCAACCCCCTATTGCGCCAATGAGCGCTTCAGTTCGCGAAGTTCCCTAATCACGCGGTCATAGTCGCGATCGAACGCCTCTCGGGACTTCATGTGTAGAGAGGTGAACCGCTCTTCTCCTAGGCGGTCGGCGAAGAATGAGTGTTTCCCGATGGGATCGGTGTCCAGGCGTCTGTGGTGCTCTTCGCAGAGCAGGCAGGCGTTGTCCCGATTCCAGCGAACGCTTTTCCGGCCCCGGCCGATGAAGTGCGCTGCCTGAAGCTCGCCCAAACACCCCGGACTTTCCATCTGGCAGGTCTTGTCCCGTTCGCGGATGTAGTTCCTGAAGAGACGGTCGGCGTAGTCACAGCGGTGGGTGGCGCTGGTCATGGCTTCACCTTCTTTGCATCGCGAATACGGGCACGCAGCGAGTCCAAGATGGTGCCCCAATCCGCATCCGGCGCTGTGAATGCCTCTATGACAATCTCTGCACGGAAGCCTTCGGCCCGCTCCAGCACCTCCCGCAGGCGGACGTTCTCGGCTTCTACCCCCTCTAGCCGCCGTGCTAGTTCCTCATAAGTGGTACTAGTCATGGTCATACTGTGCTAGGGCCGAGGCTAGACGTTCGGCATAGGCCTGCTCTTCAATGAGGCGCTTGTGCAACCGCTGGTTCTCTGTAGCTAGTTCATGCTCGGCAGGGAACCCATTCCGCTTATCGTCTAATTCCCGCTCCAGTGCCTCAATGCGGTGCTCGCGGGCAAGACACCGCTGACATTCCATAAGCCGCCAGTCCCCCTCACCTGGTCCTCCACCAACCCATTCCCGCTCAGTATGGACGTGACGGCTTGCCCCGCCCCGGTTCATGACATCACCGACCAAAGCCCACATTCGTTGTGGATTCGCCGTTCGGCCATCTCCGCGTAGACGGGCGAGAGATCGATCCCGATGAACCGCCGACTGGGCTGGAGGGCCACCACGCCGGTCGTTCCCGAGCCGGCGAAAGGATCAAGCACCAGGTCACCTGGCCGGGAGCCAGCCTTGATGCAGGGCTCGACTAGGGCCTTGGGGAATGTGGCGAAGTGGGCTTGGGGGAATGGTTCGGTCGGGATGGTCCAGACAGATCGAAGGTTCCGCAGCAGCGGCAGGCTAAGCACGTCGCGGACGTCACCCACGCGGATCTCCCACTCGGTCATTCCTCGCCCCGCTCCCAGCGGCTACGCTGTTTCTCTTTGAGGGCCTCGATCTCGGGCCCCTTGCTGTACCGGAAGCCCGCATCCACGACCGGCCGCGCCACAGGCCGAGCTTCGGAGTTGCGCCGACCGTATACCTTGTCCAGCGCGGTGAATGCAGCCCGGATCTTGGAGTAGGCCTCCGCGATTTGCTGGTCCGCGTTGTTGACATGTCCACGAAGCTTCTTCTTGGGGTTGTCCGGGTCGGTGCTTCCCAGAGAGGCGGTCGAGCCACCTTCGCTTTCCCGGCCATCGCAATATGACTGGATCTTGCCCACGCCCTGGAACTCGCTCCCGTAGCCGTGGCTCGAGTAGGCGTAGTCGTGGGCGTGGGCGTAGCGGGATTGAAGGAGCTTGGCCTGGCCAATGATGGCCTCGAGGTCCACCCACACCGCGTCGGCTGTTCTGGGCGAGTCGCCGTGGAAGTCGCCACAATGACAGCGGCCGCGTTTAGAGTGACGGCGTGGGCGCTTAGTCACGCCGCGCCCTTCGGCGAAGTGGCCCGGGAATCAGCCGGGGACGGGACTCGAACCCGCAACATCCGGTACTGGGGACGGGTGATAGCGGATCGGCCGAGTTCCTCTCCGCCGCTTCCCGGTGCTCTCCCTGTTGAGCTACCCCGGCCTACCCGGGCCACGCTTATTATGGCCTTTATGCCGACCTCCGCGGTGATTCCAGGGAACGAGCCGGCCCCTTCCCCGTCAGCCTGGCTCGCCCCCTGGAAGCTTCTCCTCTGGAAACCCTCGCCCTGTTGCAGGTGCGGCATCGCCGATGGATAACCCCGTCAAGGCGTGTATGGATGTGCGTATTTGCCTCGTCATAGGGGTGCCCGTGGCGGCACGCCGGCTTTAGGTACTTGCTTTGATTCGGGCGATGTCGCCGCGCCTTCCGCTCGCTCGGTGTTTCCCCGGCCAGCATCCCGAACCAGCCGCTCGGCGGTATCGCAGATTCCACCCGATCTCCCCACTCCCGACATTCCGTCAGAACCGGACATGAAGCGCAGGCCGCTCGGGCCTCGTCGTAGTAACTTCCACCAGTGCGGTTGTCTGGATAGAAGAACACGTCTGGATCCATGTCCGCGCAGGCCGCATCCGCCATCCAGGGTGCGTACTCTGGCCTCACGGCGTACCGGAACTCGCGGATCAGCGGGCCGAGCCTCACGCAGAGCCACCCTGAAGCAGGCTGCTGATCTCCTGTCGTGCCCTCCGGACGCTCGACTGCAGGGCAACAATCTTCTCGAGTGTTTCCGCCTGCTCTCGGGTCCACTTGCGAGCGCGGCCACTGCCCCTGCCGGGATTCAGGCCAAGCCGGGCGTAATAGTCCAGCATTCGGTAGGACAGCCCGAGTCGGTCGCACAGATATGCCGATGTCACTCGCTCGACCTTCTTCATCTCTTGATCCTCCTCGCCCCACACAGGTACATAACCGACGTGTGGTCCATCCCAAGCACGTCAGAGATCGCCGGGTAGGAAAGCCCCAGTGTGCGGAGCTTGCGGGCGAAGTTTCGCCGTGCGGCCACCACGTGTTGAAAGCGTCGGCGGCCCAGAATCTCGTCAGCCGTAACCATTCCGCTCTCCGCGACGGCGTCCTCAAGCGCCTGCTGGATCTTGAGGGGGAATTCACCCATCGAATTCGGCTGCCTTCCGCGCCGCGGTGCGCTTCGTTTCCACGGCCTTTTCGTCGACCGAAATTGGTTCCGCTTCCATCCGACTTTGCGAGCTTTTCACGCGTCTTTCCGCGCGGATTAGGGCTAGGTATTCGTGATACATGCGTTCCCACTCGGGGTCTTTCAGGAGTCCGTGGCGGATCCGAATCATGGCTACGGCGGAGGGAAAGCCGGCGGCGTCTTCCTTCTGGGAGAGCCCGAGAGAAAGCGCCGCACCCTTGCCGTAGAACTGGCGCTTTTGCAGGAGATAGGTCTCGTTCGTCACGAGTTCGCCTTGATCGACATGCAGATCGCCGCGAGGAGGGGGTAGGCTTCCTTGGCTTCCACGCGGTCCTCCCACGCATGCTGAAGGGCCTGGGTAACCAGCGGTTTCCCAAATTCTCGAGACAGCTTGTTCAGCGCCGAAGGAGTGAGTTTTTCCCACCCAGGATCGTGTTCTTGGAGCTTGCGAACGAGGGCGGTTTGGGTGTCTGTCCAACCGTTCGGCGTGGGTTTCCACCCTGTTTCGCCGGCGTCAGCCGGAAGATCTAAAGATCTTAAGTTCGGTATAGGCTTTGGGCTGGTCCCGCGTGTACCAGCGGAATCACCACCGGGGCCACCAGCGGGATTACCAGCGAAGCGACCAGCGACTCGCTGGGCAGACGCGGCCCTGGACTTACCAGCATCCACCCGCTGCCGCCTTGTTTGTTCCCGGTGCGTGAGGATCTCGGCGCGGCTTCTGTTCCAATCCAGGTAGTCGTGAATCTGCCAGCCCTCAGCCACCGGCTCCCACAAGCCGGCTGCCTCAAGTTCGGCCACCGCCTGCTTCGCCTTCTTGTGCCAACCTGCCGGCAAGCGCTTCAAGACGAATCCGTCGGTCATGATTCGGGCACAGTGGATTATCCCTGAGAGGTGCACGCGGAAGGCCGCGTCTGAAAGACCCACGACCTTCGGGTGATCTGGGAAGAGGTCATCGAGTTGTGCGTAGGGCATCAAGCGCGGTCCTTCTCGTACATGAGGTTCACGAACGCGGATAGGCACTCAGGCGAACAGATCGCCCAGCGATCCAGCGGCACCCTTGGCCCGCGTGGATCCCACTTGGGCGGTTCACCCGTAATGCGGCTGAGCTGGAACCAGTGTTCGGCTCGCTCGTCCCACGGCGTGGTCACGCCGCACATGTCACACAGGACGACGTGGCGGATGTCTTTAGTCACTGTCATCTCCGTGCCAGACGTAGGCGAGAATCGCCAGGGTGGTGAAGAAGACGGCGATCATGACTCCGAAGACGGCGGTGAGGCTCACGGCTGGCCCCCAAAGTCCTTCTCGGTCTCACTGGGGCACTCGAGGACCAGCCGCTTCCACGCCGTCAACAGATCGCCCAGGAAGGCCTTCGCCGCCACCTTTCGAGCGATCCCTTCTATCTGAAAGGGGCGGAGGGGGCCATTTCGGAGATCGGGCTCACCGAGGTCTTCGGCCCCCCCCGTAGCGGAGCCATTGAAGGCCTCGGTCTCATTGCTCCAGGCGGCTCCGCGAATATCTTGCGGGGGATCATCCTTCCGCTCGGGCTCAAGGCGACATTCGGCCCCCCGCAGGCTTGCTAGCAGTGCTTTCTTTTCTTCATACTTCTGTCGATACACGGGCACGCGGAGACGGACAATCTGCTCTGCAATTCCCCCCGGCATCAAAAGGCAGGTCCGGGCGATGGGATCCCAGTCGGCCTTCACGCCCTTACGCAAGCGCGGAGCGCGGCCGCCGACTACGTGGACCCCGCAGAAATGCCAAAGGGACTGGACTCCCGTGCCGCGGCGTATTGGCCCGACCGGGGCTAGGCAGGTGCCAGCATTCGCGGTCTCGTTCTCACAGGTTGCCTCGTCGGCACCCGCCCAACCCTCAGCCCCATCGCGGCTATCGGCCTCAGGGACCTCTTCGGGGCTGTTCCATATCGGGCTCGCACACACCTCGCCGGCGTAATCACTCGGCAAGTGGTGGCCCTTTGCGCATACTCGGCCCGGGAACCGCAGGGGATCACCTATGCGGGAGATGAGCCGCGCTGTGTGTACCCCACCCAGTCCGGGGAATTGAGAGAGCCAGGGCCATGCCGCGTGGGCACGGAGCGTCTTGTTCAACGCTCGGCCCAGGGCCTCTTCGGTCTTGAGGATGGCTGCGGAGTGGGGCATGAGCCCGCGCTGGGTTAGAGCCAGCCGCGTCTTCCTCACTTGGTCAAATGCACTGGCCAGCTGCCCCAGTTCTTCGGTGTGGTGGTCCCGGTAGCGCGTGTAGCCACCACCGACGTCGGTCTCAGTTAGATCCTCGGCCACTACGCTCACCGGGACCACGCCTCACTCGCCAGCGCCTCGAGCTCTTCCTGGTCCTTCTGAGGAAGCTGGCTGATCTTGTTCTTACGCCGGGCGGTGAGCTTCTTCATCGCGGCAATCCCGAACTCCACGCGGGCTTCCCACGCCCGGCGATACCGGACTGCGTCTCGGGTGAAGGCGTCTACGTCCTCGACGGTGAAGTCGATCAGCCGCTTCAGCGCTCCATTGATCTCGAGCTTGACGTGGTGCAGATACAACCAGGCCCGGGGGTTGCGTCCAGAGGGACCGGGGGCGGGGCCAGGCGCTGTGTCGTTCTCACTGAGCATATCGGGCCCACCCCGGTCAACATGAAGGCGGTCGCCCGCCTCACGAATCAAGCCCACGCGGGCAAACCATGTCAACGTGTCCGCATCCAGCGCGGCCAAGTCCACCTTGGCATCTACGATCTCGCTCACCAGCGAGCCAGTGTCGTAGGCGGCATCCACCACAAAACTGAATCAGTTCTTCCCTATTCACCACTTGCCTCCCTTAGCCGAGCAATTGCGGCTGCTTGGTCAGCTTCTGGAATCTGCCCCTCCTCAAGTGCCTTCGGAAGCCACGCGGCGAAGACCTTCGGCCGCTTATATGCGGCCTCGCTTGCCAGATAGCCCTTAAGGGGTCCGGATTGAATGGTGAAATCAGGTAGGGCGCCGGGGGTGAGGCCACCTTCAAGGTCGGCCTCATGAAGTCGGTCGGCCCCACTCCCGGCTAGCTTTTTGGCGGGGGCGGAAGCCGTCTCCACTCCTGGTGGCCGCAAAGCATCTCCCGGTTCCCCCGCCAAGCTTGTATTCTCGGCGCGGCGATTGCGGACCTCCTCGAACGATGCACCCTTGGAAGATGCCGCGCCGACCGCGATTAGGGCCCGCCCGATCGCGGACGTCGCCGCGTTCTGAAGTTCCGAATTCTTAGTAAATGGAGTAGCGCCTGGGACTGGCTCCCAGGCCAGCTCGATGCCCGGACGCGTATCATCCATGTTACGGAAGGCGGCTGCTTCTACCGCGATGAACTTGTCCGCGAAGGCCTCAGGCAGCTCCACTATCCGCACCTGTAGAGTTCCTTCGGGGTGCTTGGCGCGGAAGGCATCGATCCTCTTGGCGACCTCGATGTAGTCGGACTCGGAGAAGTCGAACTTGCTGGTCACTGCCCCTCCCGGCGCGCCTCTGCGGTCCGAAGATCCTCGCCTTCATCAAATGTTTGCCCGCAAAGCGGACAACGGGGTGGCAGCTTGAACCGGTCCAGGTCGTAAGACTTCTCCAGGCCGGCGAACGCCGCCTCGATCTCTTCGTCGGACGGCGGGCGAGGGGTGTAGGTCACTCCAATCCCCCAAGAATCATTCGGGGGTGGACGATGGCGACTGGCCGCTTGACTCGGCTCCGCGCGGCCGCTTCCGGTCTCACTCCGGACGTAGCCTCCACCCCCGAACTCTTATTCACACTAGTCCTTTCCGCTGAATCTGCCGGCGCACGAACCCACGCCGAAGCTCCTGCATGTCGGCCCACTTCGCATCAACGGTCAGCGGAAGGTGGTCCGTGTCGAGCATGTCATCTTGGTGTTCGCCATCTCGCCTCACGGCCCACCCGCAGATGCCGCAGTAGGCACGTCCCCGCATCCGGTCCTGCGTGCGTGCGTCGGCGCGGCGCTGGAAGCGTTCCCGGGCGGTCAATCGAGGACCGTCCCGGGTGGGGGTTGCGTCGAAATCGTCGGCCAGACCGAGTAACTACCGATGAATTTCTCAAGCGGTCGGCTGTAGACACGGACGAGTTCTCGGCCGAGCGGGGTTTCCTCAGCTTCAACGACCTGCAGGATCCAGTCGTTCACCCGGGCGAGTTGCATGATGACGTAGGGCAACTCATCTGGTTCGAATCCTTCGTGGATCCACAGGTCCGCAGTCGCAGCCACTTCGCGGTTCTCCGCGTGGGCCGCCTCCAAGCACTCGTCACGTAGACTCTCTGGCATGCCGCATCGCCTCTCTGTAATTAGGCAAAGCTGTTCATCGGGAACTGCGGTATGGCCGGGTCGGGCTCACCCAGCGCCGTACATCCACAGATGGGACACACGCGGCTCTTTCCCTGATCGGGCACACGCCGACCGCATTCGTTGCACTGACGGCGAATCGCTGTGCCGTCCTTGTGCCGCCACCCCACGTATTCGATGTGGAGCAGGACGTCGCCGCACCATAGACAGGTCACGCGGACCCCTGCGTAGAAGTGCTCTTAGACGATGGTGGTCGGCCGCTTTCTATCTTGCTTGTGCACCACCGACATGGGAAGTTCCACGGCGCATCAAAGACCTCCCACAGAGGCTTGCCCTTCGCCCAGTGCCACGGCCACTTGCGTTTGGCCGTGCGAAGCCGAGGACAGTCGGCGTGGTGGACAGTTAGCTGGTTGCCACGAGCGCCAGACCGCCACAATGTGTCCTCCGTGGGCACGATTACGTTCGCGGCAGACGTCAAGATGCCAGAACCGGGGCCGATGGTGGCACTCACGCGGGCTTCCTTTCAGGGGGTGGTTGAATCATCTCGGTACGCGGATGCCGTCCCCCGCTACACGACGCAGTAAATCCTGGCCGCACCCTGACTTGATTCAGACACCGGGGACAAAGCAGAAGCACCCAGGCGACCTGCGGCGTCATCAGACGGCTAGCCTCATTTGAGCCGCTAGGCGTGCGACCCCCATGCGGGAATTGCATCTGCGGTGGGCTGTGGCAACATTCGCCCTGGTGTGTTCGCCACCAAGCGCCAGCGGGACCAGGTGGTCCACGCTCGCGCCTGATCTTGAAACGCGCCGGTTACAGATATGACAGCGCCACCCATCCCGCTTGAAGATTTCTGGATTGGTAAAAACGTCAACTACGGAGGCGCCGCGAGCTCGGGCATAACGCCGTCGCTGGGTCTCGGCCCGCTTCTCGGGGTTCTGTTTCATGTAAAGGCGCACTGCTTCGCGTGCCTTCTCGGGGTGTGACCAATAACGACGGCGTGCGTACTCAGCCCGGTCCTGTCGATGCGCCTGGTTGTACCGGATATAGATCGCAGCCCGCTGCTCAGGGTGTTCTTTGGCATAACGGAGCCCGCGTTCTAGCTGCTTCTTTTGCGAGGCGGCGCTATGGTGCGGTCCATTATGTCCCTGAGGCCTAGCGCAAGTGTCGGAAGTGTTGTAAGCCCGCAGGGCTTTAGCACACCGCGGACGGCTCAACATCAAACCCCCACCTCTTCGGGGGTATTGAGAACGGCCAATAGCCAAGTGCCGAACAGCCCGCGGCCCGCGTTGCATAGGCGGAGAACCCCCTTGTCCCACCAGGCCGGGTCACAGGTCTCACACCACTCCGCATGGGCAAGGAAACGCACCCCACAGGCGGTGGCGAGTTCGTCACTCAGATTCATCGCTCGCCCCCCGGAGGAAGAGAACGATCAGGGTCACCAAGAGAACCCAGGTCACGGCGCCGAGGAGAATCACGCCGTCTTCGCCTCGATCCGGGCCTTGATGCCGTACACCGCCTGTGGGGAAATGTTCAGGATTCGAGCGATTTCGAGAACCTTCAGGCCATCAGCCTCAAGGCGCTTGACCTCGTTCTCCCGTTCCCGGGCCTTCTCAGTCTTGTTCACGGAGCGTAGCCTAAACGTACGGACATCCATTTGTCAAGCATCTAAGTCCGAGCATGTCTGTACGGATGCAGAAATACCCCCTTCGGCGTAGGGCATACGGAGCTTGACAAGTAAGTGTGCCAACATCTAGGATGGCGGTCATGAGCTACGCCGAGTGGATCCGGGCCCTGCGGACGAAGTACGGGCTCTCTCAGGAGGGCTTAGCGCGGGCGCTGGGAATCTCGGTGATGACCGTGCGCCGGTGGGAGCATGGAGGGCAACCGAGCCTTCGGCAGCTGAGTAACATCTATTTCCACTTCGGCGAATCGCCCCCCGATTTCCTTGAGCATATGGCGGCCAGCGGGAAGTTATATTGCGGAAGTGTCGCTCCTGACCAGCATCTTCCCGATTCCGCTTCCACCAACAGGCGGTGGAACGCAGCTCGGACCGCCGTCTTGCTCGCGGCCATGTTTGTCACACTCCAGTGGGGGGCCTCTCATGCCGATACGTCGGGCACAGATCAGAAAGGATATGTCAGTGCGTGCCCGCGAGAGGATCTTCATGGAGTTCGAACGCTGGGGATTCGACGAGAGAGGGTGGCTGCCGAATACGCGGGACAAGTACTACCGAACCGTTGTGATCGCGGATCACTGGCTCCAGCAGAACCGCGGGAGGTCGTTGCTCTGGGCGACGACACGCGATATGAAAGCGTGGTTGTTCTCCACCACCCCCGACCCGCGGTCGCGGAACAACCGCCGTCAAGCACTCGTGGCCTTCGGGGCCTTCATGCTGGCTCAGGAGATGGGAGAGGTAAACCACGCCCTCGGCCTTCCCAGGCTCCAGGAACCAAGGGCCCTTCCAAAGGCGCTCACGGCGCAGGAAGCAAGAGCCCTCCTGGTGGTGGCACCGGCGTTCGGCCCGATGGCAAACGCCATGATGCACATGTTCCTCTACGCCGGCCTTCGGCTAACAGAATGTCGGACTCTTAAATGGGTCTACGTCGAGGAGGCCTGGCTGAGGTTCAAGGGCAAGCGTCAGAAGGAACGGGAGATCCCGCTTCACCCCGACGCGGTGGCGGCGCTTAGGCGATGGGAAGTCCACGAACAGAGCGCGGAGTGGATCTTCCCCTCTCCCTTCAACTCGAGCCGGCCCCTGTCCAAAACCACCGCCCAGGAGATCGTGAGGAAGGTGGGGCGGGCTGCAGGGATCGAGGGGCTGTATCCCCACATCCTTCGGCATACCTCGGCAACGATGCTTCTCGAGGCTACCAGCGACCTACGAACGGTTCAAGAATTCCTGGGACACTCTTCCCCAGCCGTCACGGCAATCTACACGCGGATCCGTCCTACCCGTCTTCGGGAAGCGGTGAACCGCCTGACCTTCGAAGATACAACTCCGACAGAATCGCGATAAGCTCGTCCATCTGCTGGTTCCGCGTTCGGTGGCTCAATTGGCACCCCGCGCTGGCAATCAGCGCGGTCAGGACGCTGACCCCTGCCGCCAACAAAATCACTTCGGTATCCGACATGGGTGCGCGATTCTCGCACGCCTGTTATCCTGTTTCAACTATTCGAGAGGAGTCGACGAGATGAAGGCGAGAATTCTCGCCCCGTGCTTAGTGCTGGGGCTCCTTCTGTCCCTTCCCTCCATGGCACAAGCCAAGTCACCCGCCCCCAAGTGCACGCCCCTAGAGGCCGAAGTGGGGTCGGCGCTAGACTGCGGAGACGTGGTTTACGGTTTCTTTGGCGATGATCTGCCTGACGGTATCGTGCCCGAAGAGCCACCTTCATCCCCAGATTGCGACGACCCTCTGCCGCCGGAATGCGATATTCAGGATGCGCCGGCTCCGCCATCCGATTCTACGGACATTCTGATCTTGGTGGGGCGCGCCTGGATCCGCTAGCAGGGCACGATCTGGAGCACGCGGAAGCTGGCCCACGGATCAGCGCCGGGGCACTACGGACACTTGAAATATTGCTTGGCCGCCTTCGTGTGGAGGACGGCGCATAGAAATTGCCGGTCCTTGGTTGCCAGCCGGTGGTTCAGATAGACGGCAAGCGCCAGCTGGATATCCCGGTCGAACTCGATGATGTCGTTCAGCTGCTTGTTCGTGGCCTCGAGGGCCGCGTTGTCGCGGGAGTACGGGAGAGAAGAACCCTGGGGGACGGCGACCTTCCCTACTTGCCTACCCGTCTTTGACGGGCCAGTCCCTCCCCTCCCGCACGCTGTTAGGACGACCAGGAGTAAAAGCAGGCAGGACACAACTGCACTCCGCCTGCTCGCAGGTGCTCGTTTGTCGGTTCTAGGCATCGGGGACACGGGTCTCCCTTACATCCGGCCTTGGCATAGGCCACGTCGTCTTCGTCGGGCTCCTGGGCCTGGGTGGGGAGGACTGACTCCCCCGCCTCGGTTCGTTCGATCGGTTGCCAGAAAATCCAGGGAAACATGGGCCACCTCAGGGTGATAGATCAGTTTGAATGAGCGCCCCGTCTTGATCGGGTGATACGATCGGCATACCTGGGAAGGATGGAGCCATGCCACCAAAGAGCATTGACAAGGGGATCATCACAAAGCCTCCCCAAATAGACGCCGATTGGGCGACGAAGATCGAGGGGGCCAAAGAGGCTCGGGAAGAGGGCCGCAAGGCACGTGCGGGTAAGCCCGTAGGTGTCTATCGCCCTCGCTTTGTTCGTAAGTGTCCCGCCTAGCTTTGGCACCCGGCGCGCCTCCGCCCACCACCCCCATCCCTTGTTTCGTGGGTAGCCGCCGATAGCGCTGATTCAAACCGACCCACTACCCACCTCAGACGTAAGCTACGTAGGGGGTAAGTTACATGGGGAGTAGGGTCGGGTCGATTAACGCGCTCTACCCGAGCAGGGCCTTAATCTTTGCGGGCTAAAGGCCACAGTAGGCCCTCACCCATCTATTGCGTCGACCCGACCCCACGACTTAACGAATCGGATTGTGTCGTCAGGGCTAAACAAATTAACGCGACTCAAATCACGGCCGCCGCGGCCAGCGCTCGAATACGCGGCCCAGCGTGAACCCCAAGGAGACCCCGGCTGCGAAGGCGAGGAGAATAGAGGCAATCAGGGCTGCTCCACCAGCACCGTCACGTACCAGCGCTTCCAGGGTGCCGGGTTTTCGGCGTTCAGCACAGCCACAACCTTCTCGGGCACAGGCAAACCATGCCAGTTGAAGTGGTCCTTGTCCTCATCCTTGTCGAATACGAGGGTCTTAATTGAGTACATCATGGCTATGGGCTCCAGATACGTAGGGACAGGAGGATGTCTGAGGATGTCTGCGGGGTCATGGCCAGTCGTTGGCTCTCGGCGTGAAGGTGTAGACGACCTCGAACTGAGTGGACGGCGTGAGTCCCTTGCGGTGCAAACCCACCTCCACAATGACCCCGCCGACCTCCGATACCAGGGATTTGCCGGCCATCCACGGGGTTTGAGCCTGGAAGGACGGCAGCTGGATCGCCAGGACATTGCGGTAGTAGATGGCGCAGAACTTGTGGAAGTTGCCGATCAGGGACACATTGGGCCGGCGTTCCACGGACAGCGATTCGATGTGCTTCTGGGGCTTGTAGGAGTAGGCATACGCGGAACCGGTGTTGAGGTGGGTCACCTCGATCAGGGTGTCCTTGAAGTTCAGATATCCGAGCGACTTCCCTAGGTATTCGCAGTCGTCCCGTTGTTCGCACAGGGTTTTGATGATGTCGGGCCCGCCATCGATGCCCCACCAATCGTCGTGGTTGCCAGAGATGATCTTCCAGGGTTTCCGGGTTCGGGGAAGGGTCTCGACGTAGTAGTCCAGGTGGGACTCGTAGTCGTGTTTGAACACATCCTGGGGATTCTTGTGCCGAGCGGTCGGGCCATCCCCGAAGTCTCCCGCGTGAATGAACAGATCTACCTTGGTTACGCGGTCGGCGTACTGAGTAAATTCACGCAGGGCGGTGAGTTGTTGGTACTTACTTCCAAAGTGGGTACAGCTGACCACGGCGAATTTGAGCCGATCTCTCCCCGTGAGGCTGGATACGTCCAGAACGGGAGTTTCGATTGGGCGCGGCTTGTGGATGACGTACCCGCGCTGTTCGGCGAGGTGGATGAGTTCGTCGTCCTTGAGCTCTTCTGCGGCTACTTCGATGAACTCGTTCTCACCCACGCTGATCACCGACGTGGTTATAGAGGTGATGCTGTACGCGGCCCTTTGTGACTTCCTGGGGTGAATAGCAGAACCGCGTTATAAGCGTGCGGACGATCAGCGTCGGCCCCACCCCAGCCTTATGTGCCTCTTCCATCTTCTGTTGGATCTCTTCAGGGAGCATGCAGGCCCAGCAACGACCATTGACCCGCGGTCGTGCTTCCAGAAACTCATTCCCCATAGAACCTCCTCTTCGGCGGGGGCGGGGTTAGGTGAGTTCGGTGATGTTGCGGATAACCGCACGGATGATGTGGGTTGTCCCGCGGTAGGATGCCATCCCCCCGCCGGGATTAGAGAGTTCCTCGGCGGCTACGGAGAGGTAATCGGGCCCGTCATAGGTGCATAAACCATAGGTGCGGCACAAACACTGTCCTGGGGGCCGGCCGTCCGACTCCTCGGTCACAGAGAAGATGTCCTCCCAGGTAACGACGACCGGCCTGCCTAAGTGTCTACCGGACTGGACACCCGCGGCATCCAGGATTCGGAGTTCCCTCTCGGGGGCCTTCCAGTCCTCTCGAGCTACCACGTCCAGCCGCGGAGGAAGAAGTGAACCCCTGCCCAGAGGAACAGGCCCACGAACACCCAATAGCGGGGATCGAACGGAGACTTCATCCAGGTCTTGATGAGCTGGGTCAGCGGGGCCCAGCGGTCGGCCTTGTTCCGCAGGCCCCACCACTCGAGTCCTGCGAACATCCCTATCCATCCCAACCAGAAGGTGATAGAAAGCCCGGCTCACTTCTTCCGCCAGGCTAGGAACGCTTTCACCAGATATGGCGTGGCCGCGCCGACCATCCCGCCGATCGCGGCAGCCCGAGCGGCGTCCACGCCGAATGCGATCAGCAGGGCCGAGAGCGCCCCCCAGATCCCGATGGCCGAAACCTCGCCCGGACTGGCCGATGGTTTCAGCGCAGCACTAACAGGCTTCTTCTTCCGCATGATCCCTCCTTACGCGAATCGCGTGATGAGCCCGATGGCCGTCCCGATACCGGCCGAGATACCAATGATGTACCAGCGAAAGTTCTCGAGGCTTTCTATCCTCTCTGTTAAACGAGAGGCGACTGCATGGGGTGCGCGAAGGTGCTCGTCGAGCGCCATTCTGACCTCATTGAAGAGCGGGACGTACTGAACCTGAACCTGCTCATGCTTCCACAGCATTTGATTCTGCTCATCGAACCGGCTCCGCAGAACCTCCAGTTCAGTCTTCTCGGCCTTGCGATTCAGCTCCTGGAGGATGAGGTCGAGCTTCCGATCCATGTCCACGACCTGATCGCCAACAGCCTTGAGCAGCTCCCTGGCCGTGTAGGAGATCTTGAGATCGTTGGGAGGTTCGGTCATGTCGAGAGCTTCCCGCCCATCTTGGCGACGATGAGGTCGGCGAGGACATCGAGGTCCACGGGTGCCCCACCCGGCGGCAGGGCCGCGACAACCGCCTGCGCGATCGCCTGGACGTAGGCCGGCCCCGCGATCGTCTTGATGGTATTGGCCAGGGCTGCGCCGGCGGCTACGGGATCAGATCCGAAGACGGTAAGGATCCCGTTCATGATCCGGGTGTCGCGCTGCAGCCATTCGTGTTCTTCGTCTGTCATGTCGTCGCCTCCTGATTGGCCCGAGCGGGCCGCGAGTTCTTGCCACGTGCCGTTATAGGTGTCGTGGTCGAAATTGTTGATGACCTCCTGGTAGAAGTCCCACCCGTCCCACTGGGGGGGTTTACCGTGGGCGTAGACGTACCAGAGTGCCCCCGAAGTGATGGTGGCGGGTAGGGAGCGACCGCCGAGGAAGTTCTTGGACGTGTATGTCCCACGCGGATTGTTGGGGAACCGCGCCGCAACACCTTGGTGCCACGCCGCGGCCTGGGCGGTGGTCATGTCTGGAATCCCGGTTCCGCTGAGCGACCACTCCCAGTCCAGCCACAACCACTCTCCCGGAAGGGGCTTGCATCGAGCTAGAAACAGGTCGGCTTGATCGGCACCGCTCCCGTAGGTGGCGAAGTGGTAGTAACCCACGGCGGCAAGGCCAGCTGCGCGGATGCGCTGCTGTTCGGGATAGAACCAGTCTTCATGTCCGTAGGACATGCCCTGAAAGGCCTTGAGAAACGCGAAGTCGATCAGCTTCAGGGAGGGCGATTGTTTGGCCCAGTGGTAGTCAAGCCCGTTGGCCTGGGTCACGGATGGCTTGACACGTAGGTGTCGAAGTCGGCGCGCAATTGTTGTAAATCCACGCGGGTATCCCTGAGCCCCCCGGCCACAACGAACACCACCGCGCAGAGGCGAAGGATCACCCGACAGGCTCGGCGGATCAGAACGGAGTCGGTACTCGGCCCCGCCAACGAGTCTTGCAGCTGGTTGCGCGCATCGTTTAGTTCGGTAAGTGCTTCGGCGAGGTTCACGAGGGAATACCCCGGATGCGGATAAACCCCGGCATGTAGTTCCCTGCCCCACCCGCGCCGGCGTAGACGGTGGATGTCTGGGATATGACATTCTGGGCGCTGATGACATAGGTGTGAGAAGCGGCGCTGGGGGTTAGCTTCCTGGCTACATAGACCCCATTGGCGATCCCGCTGGTGGAGAGTCCGAAGAACTTGCCCAAGTCCGTGGTGGAGTCCCGCAGGTTCAAGGTCAAACCCCCCGACCCACCGGCCCCCACTGCACGTGCGTAGAACTCGATCATGATCGGCGTGGCCGCATAGGTGATCGCTCCCGAAGAAACCACGTCTACAAAGGCCGTGCCCGTAACGCTCACATCTGCGGTGAACTCAACGTAGGCAATGTCGCCCGTGTAGTCAAGATTGTCGCGGAGCTGCGCGTTGAACATGGCCGCGGTGGAAAGCTCGCCGGTCGCCCACGTTCTCAGGGGTGTCCATATCTTCGCCATCTAATAGCCCAATCTCGTGGTCTGGCCGAGTTCCGAAGCCCCGGCCGTTCCCAGAACCCAGAAGTCCGTGGATACGGTGTCCTGCGCGGACATGAGGTTGAAGGTCGTTTGCCACACAGACGGACCCACGTCGTGCGATACCCCGATGATCCGCGAGGGCATGCTGATGGCCGCCCCTCCCCCAGGGGGCCGGCGGTTCACCGTTATCACGGCCGTAAGCCACCGTGCCAATGCCTGGTTCCAAGCCGCGTCGGAGGATGTAGCACCCAGCCGCATCACTAGGCTCTCGGGGCGTAGGCGGGGGGTGGAGAATCTCTGCAGCAGGGCGTTGATCCGATCCCACATGTCCAGCGCATTCAAGAAGATGCCCGAAATCGACAGCCACCGCCGACCGTATTTAGTACTGGCGGTAACATCCTCCACCTGCGTGGCCACCCCGCCGAAGGGGGTGCCTTCCACCACGGTCCACAACTGGTCGTCGCCGTAATCGAGGGACAGGTCCTGCATCCCCAGCTCACCCGGGCCGTCCCCATAAGTGCCTTGAGAGGCAAAGGGGTCGAGGCGCTGGCGGAATGTGATCTTCCCGTCTGGTTGGACGAAGAGGAACCCCCCCTCGGACTCCTCCGCGGCTTTCAGCAACCAATCTAGAACCGGCCCATTCGGGGTGTTCTCAACGAGGGTGCTTCGTCCGACACGTAGGTCTCTGAGTGCCGCGGGCCACCCCGCCGCGTCGAGCATTCTACCGATGGCGAGGTCGGTTCTCTGAGCGACGAGGGTGTCGTGCTTGGCCGCGTAATGGGCACTGATCCGGTCGGGCGAGAGCGCATAATCGTAGATGGCCACATGGGCAATCTGGCCATCGAAGAAATGGGTCGCCGCGCTTCCCGACCAGTCGGCGCCGAGGAATAGCTTGGCCGTGGTTCCCGTCCTCACACTGGTATCCGCTGTCGCTGATCCGGCTAGCTGTCCGTCGATGTACAGCCTGACCACCTGGACATCTCGAATTGCGGCCACATGATGCCAGCTACCCGTGCCGATGGAGGAGGATGCGCTGACGCTCTGGAACGTACTATTCGCACCCCACTGCAACGTGGGATAGCCAGCATTGACCGAGAACAGGAAGAAGGCCAGCTGGACCGGGGTGATGGATTCGTCGGCATAGCCAGCGATGCTAGCCAGGCCGGGCGACGTATCTGCCCTAACCCATGCCTCCGCGGTCATCGGCCCGGTAAGCCTCAGCGGCACCGGGGCTCCGGCGTCCACATAGCCGGTACTGCCATTGACATCCACGGCCGTGCTGCCGCCGTATAGCGGCCCCGCCGCGCCCAGGGTGACGCCAGCCGTATAGGTTCCGTTGAACGGCCCCGCGGAGTTCCCCGCCTCATCCAGCGCTGTGGTTCCCAAAGATTCCCGGTGTCTCCAGTAGGCCAGTGGGTTGTCAGCAAGGACTTCCGCCGAATACGCCGTGAGGTCCGTGCGGGCCAGGACGGAGAAGGCGTCCTCGAACTCCACCGCCACCTCGGCCCCGACCTTTCCGGGCCAGGTTTGGGGAAATGAGCGGATGAATCCGCGAGCGACGGCGTAGGTTGTTCCGTGGTGGGTGGCCTGGATACGGACGTGCCGCATGGGGACGACGTTGGGGTAGTACGGACTCCCCGTGTGAGAAGGATCCAGGGCGCGATCCAAGTTCTTGAATACGATCGTCCCCGACCCCACTTCGGTGCGATCCAGCTCGCGCTGACGACCGTAGTTGAAGGAGAATCCCCTAACGCGGGACGTTACGTCCGTCCAGTTGGAGGGAAGATCCAGTGGGTTGGAGGTCCAGTCGATCTCCACCACAAGGGTGGGCATGGGCATTAAGCTAACCCCAGGTTCACCCTCGAGGGCTTCAGCTTGAGCAAGGCATCTCGGGAGATGCGCCCGAGTTCCCTCTCACCGACCTGGAGAATGATGTCGCCTGAGATGGAACTGCCGGCCGACGCCGCGCCCGATGGGATGACCGTCTCCATTGCCCGGGTCTGTGTATTCGTGTGGACATAGGCCCCAGACCGACCGAAGTTGACCAGTTCGGGCCCCTCCTCTCCAACGAGAGTGAGGCCACGGTAGAAGCCGCCATGCTGGGCCCGGTGGGCTCGCTGAGTATGCCCGGGGATACCGCCGAGGAACCTTACGGCTTTGACACTGGCAGCGATGCGGGCGTAGTAATCCAGAACATCTGCAGCGCTCCTGATGTGTGGAGCGGCTGCCGCCGCGGCGTCGCCAGTCGCGGTGATAGCATTCGGCGTCTTGGGGGCCGTCTTCCCAACCGCTGCGAGTGCCTCGCGTAGATGCCAGGTGTCGGGTGTGAACTTCTCCGTGACATCGACCGCTATGCCGGCGGCGGCGGCGACCTTCTTCAGTGCTGCCTGATTGCCCCCGGCTGCGGAGGTCACATCTCGCAGGCTGATCTTCCCGGCATTCAGCGCAGCAGTGAGCTTCTGCTCCTCAACGCTTACAGCCCGAATGTGCTCGGCGTGGCGTTTTTGGCCGCCGATCGCCTCGCTTGTTCCAAGTCCGATGAGGGCGATTGCACCAGCAAGCCCGAGCCCCGCCGTAGTAGTCGTCAGCAGCCCGGCTCGCAGGCCGCCCAGTGCCCCAGTCATGCCAGTGGTGGCACCTGCTGCGGTTCCCTCGGCCGCAGCGGTAGTACCTAGGCCGACTCTGAACTCGGCAAGAGAGGTACGGAGGACGCGTAGGGCCAATCCTAGTCCCACGAAGGCCCCGGTGAGGCCCACGGTGATGACCACTCCTGCCCTTATTGGACCGGGGAGAACATTGATGACGCCGAGGAACTTGTTCATGAACCCTATGACCGGCACCAGCGCATCGGTCACCAGCTTGCCGACGACCTCCTGGAAGTCATCGAACTCGGCTTTCAGGATGGCCACCTTGCCCACCGCTGTCTTGCCGAATGCCTCGGCTGTCCCTCCCACCTTGCCCCGGAGGAGGTCCATGATCTTGGCCGTGTCTTTGGCCGTGTCCCCGGTGGCCTTGAAGTTGATACCGACCAGCTTCAGCGCCCGCGCATTCCCCAGCAGGGCCCGCCCAATCAGCCCCGCAGCCTCGTTCGCATCCTTGCCAGTGGCCCTGGCATAATCCAGTACCAGCGGCGTAACCTCGTGGAGCTGTTTCGCCGTGAGGTTGAATCGGGCGAGGACGGTATCAGCCGCGAGGATCTCCTCGTCTTGGAAGCCGGTGAGTTTCTGTAAGGCCGTGGCCTGCTTCTCGAATTCCGCGGTCGTGGCACTGGCCAACTTGGGGCTGTTCTTCAAGACGTTCTGCAGCTGATTTATCGCAACCTGATGCTCCTGGTAGCTCTTCACCGACTTGGCGGCGAAGGCGAGCGCGGCCACGCCGGCAGCGGCGAACCCTAGCCGTGCGGCCACACCGAATGCCGACATCTTCTTGCCACCAGCCGTGCCGATGGCATTGATCTTCTTGCCCAGAGTGGTCAGCTTCGCTTCAGCCTGGGCGGTCTCAGCCTTAGCGACTGCTCGCAGAATCGCTGTAGGCACTAGCCGCGCCTCTTCAAGATGGCAAACAGCTCCAACTCGAACAGCCTGGCCTGCTCCTCCACGGCGCGGAAGAAGAATGGGTGAGCCTGCATCTTCCGAGTCCCGTATTCCTGATGGCGCGAATATGAGACGTCGGTGAACACCTCACCGCCTTCATGCCGAAGGGAACTACGTAGCTTGCCCGTCAGGACTGGTGCAGCAGCCTGGGCCTTGGCCACGATCTGAGCGGCCGCGTGATCCTCGGCTAGGCGGCCTCCCTCATGGAGCTCTGCCGCGATCTTCGGGAAGTCGTTCTTGACCACAACAAAGTCATTGCCCTGGGGCATGCCCCGCCTCCTTCATCATCGGCAGTGTGTAATTACAGGATGAGGGTCTACGCTATGAGCTAGGGAGGAGACATGATGGGATTCGCAGTTGACCCCCAGGCACAACTCAAGAAGCAATACACGCCACGTTGCCCGACCTGTGGCTCTTCCGACGTGGAGCGCGAGGAGCTGAATCGCACGGCCGCGCTCATCCCGGTCGTGGCTATCTGGTACGCCTTCAAGAAGAAGTGGCTATGCCAGAACTGCCGCTATCGCTGGTAGGCGAAGATTTGCGGGCCATCCTTTCCAGCGCCGCCCATCCGTCAGCGGGAGATGATATCGTGCCCCACTTCGGGATCAGGTCTTCCGGCCGGGTTCGCTTGTCTCCTCCGAGCCGAGCGATCAGCGTGCCGATGATGGCCGCAGCGACATCGACGTGCTCATGGACGATGATGGGCCCCGCCACCTGTTCATAGGCAGCCCATTCCGTGAGCTCGGCTGAGATCATCTCCTCGGCAAGGGTGTATGCGGGAATACCCAGGGCGAGCGCTACTCGGAAGAGGAATCGCCGGCCTGGGTTGTCCCGAAAGACTGCATCGCCTCATCCAGCTCCTTCGTGGAGAGGCCGTTGTGCCGCGCCGCCTCGCTGAACACCCGCATGATGATGGGGAACTCTTCCTCGAGCAGGGCGGGTATATCCTCGTCGGTGAACAGTCTCTTCCCGTCTTCCGAGACGAGGCAGCCGGCCAGCAGCCACACCGGCAATTCGGCCTCCTTGTGGCCGTTTGAGGACATCGCAACCTGATCGCCCACAGAGAGCACCTTGATATACACGGTGCCACCCCACTCGGGAACCTCCACCGGGATGGGCTTGCGCCGATTCCGGGTGGCAAGGATCTGCTCTCTCGTAAGCCCCATTAGCCCCTCCAGTCTGTTCGATATGCCCAATAGTATTGACGAGACTGCTCGCGTCTGGCTTCACAGTGCGCCCGGTGGTATTGACGATACTGTTCGCGCCTCCGCTCTTTGTCCCTCGTCAGGCTCATACGATCACAACACCCGGGTTCACGATCTTCCACGTGGTGGACATCGCGTAGACCCCATCCTTCTCGCCGCCCTCGCTCCAGTTGATCGGGATGGCCGAGATTTCCAGCGTCCGCGTAGGGGTGATGGCTGTGTTCACCAGATGAAATTTTTTCACCAGCCCCGCGTCCACATCGCCCTTGAGCGCGAGGTGCTGAGCATCGGCTGGGTCGAACGCCAGCTTCATGGTGAACTCGTCGCCATCGTTCAACTGCGGAAGGTAATCGTTCCACGTATTACCGTATGCAGTCGCATCAATCGTGCTCCGAGAGAACCCCGGAGCACCCAGCTCCAAAACCTGGGTGACGTTCACGTACGTTGAGCCGGTGGTGTTCCGCGCAAAGGTGATATCTGCGCCGCGATACTTGGTCATCTAATTCCTCCTCTCTAATCGCCTTACAGTCGGCAGGCCGCCACGGTAACGGAGGTCACCGCGGTGTAAGTGACCGCCGCCAGCCCGTCTGAAGCTCCGGCGAATTTAGACTTGATCGGGCCAATTGCCTGATCACCACCGGCGGGGACCACGACCACTGAACTATGAGAAAATCCCTCGGAGCAGGATCCCACCGCCGTAATGGTGACGGTGACAGATACGCCGGAGGCATTCCTTACATGCAGCCAGGTTGTATCACCGGGAACTACCTTGTCCCCGCCAGCGTTGGCTGCTACGAATCCGGGGTTCACCCCCGCTTGCGTAATTGGAACAGTTGTCAGTGTTGCCATGCCTTCCTCCTATCCGGTTTCCGAGATGATTACCTGCTGTCCCGACGCCGGTGCTCCTGATACCACGCCGGTCTCCGATACGGTCTCGCTGTCTCCCGAGGGAGCACCCCCGGTCACGACGCTTGTCTCCGAGATGATGAATACCACCACGGTGCCCGCGACTGTCGGAATCAGACCCGAGGCGTTGGCCGAAGCCACGCCGGGGAAGATCACTATCGGCACCAGTACGGTCGGCGTGAGCGCCAATGCCGTTGCCGTTGCCGCACCGGGAAGGATCGTGATGGCCCCACCACCGGTTACCAGCGTCGGGGCAAGCGCGGATCCCGTTGCAAGCCCCGCAGCCGGAAGAACTACCCACTGAATGGTCGGTGCCAACCCAGTGGCCGTGGCCGTTGCCAGCGTTCCTATGACGGTCCAGCGCGGCGTCGGTGCCAATCCCGCAGCCGTGCTAAGCGCGATCGGGGATACCACCGCCTCGCGCACCGTTGGTACTAGCCCGACACCCGCCGCGGTCGCTGCCGCCGGCGCGATGGTGATGGGCACGATGATGGTCGGCGGCAAACCAGCTGCCGTGGCAGTGGCCGCGCTGGGCACTACCGTCCAATTTACGGTTGGTGCTAACCCGACGCCCGTCGCGGTCGCCAGGACGCCTATAACCGTCCACCGGGGAGTCGGCACTAACCCATCGCCCGCTGCAGCCGCGACGCCGGGCACGATCGTTATCGGTCCCGCCGGAACCTCGAACGTCTCGAGGATCCGCGAGAACTCCATGTATCGGCGCGGACGCAGCCGCCACCTGGCTAGCTCGACCCCACCGGAAGGATCTGCGTCCCGCGTGGGCCCTGTACCGGCCCCACCAAAGAGCCAGGGCGTATTGGTATTCGGGAATACTCGAGGAGTAGGGGTTTGGGCAGTCACTGCTGCCTCAGCGCCCTAGTAGGTCGACCCTTACATCGATCGTATCGATACCGGCCTCTGCCTTGATGACCAGGACGTCGTTCTTGAACAAGTCCTCACATAGCGGCTGCTGGGCCCCGGCCCACCACGAATGAGGAGCCGAAAGAGTCACCCGATCCTGTTGTTCTATGGCACCACCGGCCCGCTCGACCCAAATGGCGATCCGCGCTGCCGCACCCCGGGAGGATGCCGACGCAAAGACGATGTTGGCGTTATCCAAACAGGGCCAGCGCCACTCTTCGTTGGGTGCGAGGGAAAAGACGTATCTCACTCGCCGATCACCGCGTAGACCTCACAAGCCGGCCCCGCTACGGCGGTTGGAACCACAATGGCTATCCCGGCACCGTTCTCGACCCGCAGGCCCATGCCAGCCCACCACGTCCATACGAAACCCGCCCCGACGGCGGCGGCGATGTGGGAGCGGCGGATATACCCGCCGGAGACCGTGGGCTGCGCCGAATAGGTGAAGTCGAGGTTAACCGTCACCGCAACGTCACCCGCATCCAGCTTCTCAAAGGCAATGGTCCCGGTCTGGGTTCCCCTGGCCGTGATCCGCTTGATGGCAAGTTTCCCGGCGGTGGCGGCGGTGTTGTACACGCCGATCTCCCGCACCCGGATCGCCCCGCCCGAGCCATTCCAGATGCTAAAATACGCGGTGTCCGCCGTAGCCGCAGGGGCCGTAGATAGCGCGCCGGCTTCATGAAAACCCATGTACTCCTCCTAGGGAACCAGGCCGGTGCCCGGTCCCCGCCAGTTGTCATCCGTGAGCATGGCCTGCACGTCCTTGAGGAACCGCTCAAGCTTGCCCAGCGGGACGTTGATAACCACCTGCGCGATGAGCTCCTTCCCCCCTCGGGCTTCAGGCGGAATCAGGGCTTGAGACGCGGCGACGGCCGCGGGCGGCATGATGGTGATGTCGCCGTTGGGAGACTTGCTGATGTCCGGGTGGTGCGGCGTGAAGATGGACTCGATGTCCGGCATCTATCCTCCGTTACAGGTACAGGTTGGGCAGTGCTTCTGCTCGTGGATGCGCTGACCGGGGGGCTGGCTCTTGACCCAAAGTTCTAGGTTCTCTGGACGGTTGTCATTCCGAACGCCGTTCTTGTGGTGCACGTTCTCTGTCGACAACAGGGGGCGACCAAGAACCTGCTCCATCGCCATCCGATGCTCCAGTCGATACTGCTGAGGGGCCACCCAGACACGAACGTATCCCTCGTTATCAGTGAGGCGTCCGCCGCGCCAGCGATAGTGCTCAGCGCCCGGTATCCCCTTAAACCCACGGGCGGCGTTTACCTTCTTGCACGACAGCTCTGAACAGCGCCAAGAACACGAGTGTGAGCAGTGCAGCCGCTGCGTCCTATGGGGCATTACCCAGAAAGCCCTACCGCAGGCATGACAGGAACGTTCTTCCATTCGCGCACGGCGGCCTGAAAAGACGTACCACCGCTGGCCTTCATCGTCGATCTCAATCTTTGCCATGCCCCACTAATGTAACACTTACTATGACACGGTCACGCGGACCAAGCCTGCTGCATCCCACTGAATCGTGAAATTAACGCCGGCAGGGCTTTGGTCCGCGCCGAAGTTGACGTAGGACAAGAGAGGCCGCGTGGCGTCGGTAGCGGGGGAGTTGTCGTAGGTCGCGGCGATCCGGCCACCCGTGAAGGTGACGGTCGTCCAGGCGGCGTCGGCACCGTCTAGATTCCACACTAAGGCAGCTTCGGCCGATGTCAGCGGCGAGATGGTGGCCCCGCCGGCGGTGTAGTTCGTCCCCGTAACCTCGTTGGTCACGCTCGACTTGTATTTGTCCGTGTTCTGGTTGGGGACGTAAGTGACCGTGGAGATCATGGTCTTCACCACATCGGTATCCCAGTCGGCTTCCTTGTTGGCCATCGTGACGAAGGCCTGTGCAAACCATTGATGGGTCACGGCGATAGCGGCATCACACCCTTCGGTGTCCGGTGATGTATGCCGCTGCCCTTGTCAGCACGCCTACATCATCTCCAGCAAACCCCAGCATCTTGTTGCACTGACCACACAGAAGCCCACGCGGACTACCATCTAGATGGTCGTGGTCCACGTGCAATATCCCGGCGTTGCTTCGCCGTTTCTCGTGAACAGCCGGGCGATCACCTGAGCGTCCGCAAATGGTGCACCGCCCTCCCTGCTTCTTATAAAGTGCCTCTACCTGAGCAATATTCATCCCGTAGCGCGTTCGGAGAACGCGTTCGCGGTGCTTCATTCGCTGCTCTGGTGACCAGCGCTGGTAGTAGCCAGCACTCGCAGCACGCTTACAGATCAAGCAGCGCGGATCTCGCCCATCGCAACATGTCGGACTGGACCCAAACTCATCTATCCGCTTCGCCTCGCCACACTTACTGCACCACTTCTGCGTGATGGGATTCTCAGACATCAACCGCAATGCGGTGGTCCTGCTGTCCGCCACCGCTAGCCCACTGGCACGTTGCCGAGGTCTCTCAACAGTTCCCGTTCGGCCACCGACAGGAACATCTCGGGGCCGAACCCCGCCGCCTCGGTCGGGTTGCCGTACTGGTCGAACTGTGCCGCCTTGTTGATCGTCCACAACCGGCTGGCGGCGTTGAGGCACACCGCCTTGACCCCCTGATACTCAGGCTCCGTGGTGGCGTAGCCGTGGTCGTAGACCACCTGGATGTGGTCGGAGAAGATCCAGTCCGTATCTCTGGGAAGGCGGTACACCGTCCCCCATCGGCTCCACACAAACGACGTGGTGGCCACTGAGTCCACCAGGATCGAGGTAACCGCCGTCACCGGGCGCTGGGGGAGATACAGCACGTTCGCGGGGGAGCCCCCGAAGATCACCGTATCGCCAGCCACCTGGCTCAGCGTCTGGCCGGTGTATTTCCGGATCCAGGCCGATGCATATCCCAGGAGTGCCGTCGCCCGGGGCGTATCGGTGATCAGCCCGCCGGTGAATGTCTCGAGTTCGGCGGCGGTGGCGAAGTCTGCCACGCGCTAGGCCTTCCGCGGCCGGCCTACCGGGCGCTTCTCGGGCTTCTTCTCCTCGTCGGGCTCGATCTCCTTGGGCTTCTCCTTGGCCTTCTCGGCCCAGCCCATGCTCAACGCCAGGGCAGCCTCGGTGGGAGAGGCGTCGTACTCCTCCCCCTCTTCGGCCCTGATGCCGAGCTTGAACATTGCAACCGAATCGAGAATCTTCAACTTCGGCATGTCTCTTCCTTTCAGACGAACGCCGTTGCCGTCAGCGTGACATTCGTATTGGCGCTGTAGGCGAGCTTGAGGAACTGCCAGGGCGAGTTGGGCCGCAGGAGATACGTCGTGGTAACCGCCGTCGTGATGGTGATGGCGGCCACACTCAGCGTCTCCGGGGTGGCGACCAACGCATAGGGGATGTTGAAGAAGTTCGTGCCGTCTACCGACCCCTGGATGTTCACCGTGACGGTCGGGGTTGCGCCGACGGCAGACGTGATGACGACGGCGCCAGCACCGCCGGGGCTGCGCTGCACGGTGTTCGTGCTATCGCCGTTCCCGGTTTGGGCTGCGGAAAGCACGACACCGCCCTGACTACCCCCGCCGGATTGAATCAGTGCCATGTTGCACTCCTTCGCTTCGCGTTGTAACGCCGCACGGCTTCTCGCCGCTTGTCGGGATTAGCCATCACCCAATCTCGCACCCGCTCAAGTGTGCAGGGGCGACAGCGCCGGCCTCCGTCTGGGCGCTGGTACCAATCCGAATGCCCCCTCCGGCATAGAGATCGGCCTCGGCGTGGCCGCATATGGGGGCGAACGGCTGCAAGGATTTCTCTTGCCTTCTCGCGGCGACGTTGCCCCAACCCGTACCAGAGCATCGCCACGATAGCCTGGAACTCCTCATTACTCTGAACATTCCACACCCATGACGGACGACGATCGCCGTAGGATCTGGGGCCACTAACGCTTCCGATGCCCACGGCTTGATGAAACCGCCGCACCGCATCTTCATCCGTCATCTGAATCTGCGCGAGCGCCCTGGGCGCCGAGTCCTTCTTAAAAGCGAAGCATCCCTCGCCCTCGAAGAGACCCGCCGCCCAGGCTAGCTCACGCATGCCCACCCTCCGAGCTACGCAGTAAGGATGATTGCCTTCACGGCCGAGTTGGTCGTGTCATTCAGGATCTGCTTCGCGTCAGAGCGGAAAATCACTCTGAAGCTGATAAGATCGTTCCCGAATGCGTAGTCGTCGCTGCGCTCGAACCGGATCCCATCCACGTCGCGAATCGTGTAGAACAGGCTGAAGTCCCCGAATAGCACGAGGGCCGCACCTGCACCGGCACGAAGCACGTTGGGGTCGGTCACGATCGGCCTACCCAACAGGCTGTCCGGCTCACCGGCGGTAAGCCCGGGCTGCCAGAGGTACTGGTTCGTGGTGTCCTTGAATTTCCTCACCTGCGCAAGCGTCAGGTCGTTCATGAGCCAGTATCCGTTGGCCCGGTACGGGCCGTTAATGCCGTGGAACAGGTCGATCAGGTTGTCGGCGGACAGCGCCGCAGCATTGGCGATGTTGCCACCGATGCCCTGAACCGGCGAAACAGCCGCGCCCTGCGGTGCGGTCGAGCCGCCACCCACAACCAAGTCGGCCCCGTTGGCGAGTCCGACCGTGCGGCCGGCGTTCTCCGCCAGGAATCCGACGATATCCACGGCCTCGTCCTCAACCAGCTCACGCGAGAGCTGGATGATCTGGCCGTACTTGAAGGCTCCCAGCGAGACCTGACCAAAGGCCGGGTCGGAGGCCGCCAGCGCCGTACCTTCAGTTGCGATCGCAGACGCGCCGTAGCTGGTCGTCTTCGGCACGGGCAGGGCCTGGCCGTTGGACGTCCGAAGAACCCTGGCATTGGTCTGGCGAACTGCCGCCATGTTGACCAAGTGAATCATCAGGGTTCGCGAGAAGTCCTGGGGAACCAGGTAGCCACCGGCCGTGGTCACGCCCTTGGTCAGCGTGTGGTACTCGCGCATCACGCTGCGACCATCGGTCATGACACCGTAGGTGTCAGAGATACTGACGTCGATGGCCTTCGGGGCGTACTCCAGCGAACCAGGAAGCGAGGCCCGCATGAACGACCGAACCCGGGCGTTAAGGTCTTCCTTCGCCTTGTCGACCGGGTCGGCCCCGATCATCTTAACGAACGCCTCACGCTGAGCCGCGTTCTCCTTCTCGATCTCCTGCATCTGCTTCAGCTGATCGAAACGGCGAGACTTCTCGTCGATCTCCCTCGAGATCGCAACCCACTCCGCCTCGTCCTCAGCCTTCCATTCCCCGGTCGCCTCGAGGCTTGTGTGCAGCTCTCGCTGTTTGGCGACTAGCTTCCCCTTCTCGTCAAGAAGGGTCCGCATGAGCTCCTGTACGCTCATTTGCCTTCTCCTCTCTCGCAAGCCAGTCCTCCGCTTCCTTCAGCGAGGACTGGCTGACATGCAGCTCGTAACGGATGCGAGTGAGGCGGTCGTCCTCGGGGGTGGCCTTGGTGCCGGCCCCCTGAGACGATGCTTCGGCTCGATGCGCATTGAGATGCGATTCCGCGGCTGCGGAATTCTTCAGGTCGGGTACTCCACCCCGACCACCGTGGAGCGCGGCCAGTGCGGCGGCGACTCCGGCCGGGTCGGCATCCGCGCCCGGACTCGGGTGGTGGGGCAGCGCCCAATGGGCCGCCGTGTCTGGGTCGGAGTCGTTGTCCCGTTCAAATGCGATCTTACGGAATTCGGCCGCGGAGCTTGCGCTCTGCATGGCCGCAGCTCCGTCCCAGTGAAGCTCCTTCTCAGCGACCTCCTCCTCGGCAAGGAGCGTCGCCATCTGCGCCATGGAGTGCAGGCTGGCCGTCGCCCCCAGGTTCTTGGGGAACGTCACCGGCCCGCCCTCATACAGCTTGGCCGCATGGATGTACCGCTCGGTACGGTCCTCGTTGAAAGAATCATCGGTGACCTCGAACTGCACCGACATGGCCCGCAGTGCCCCTGCGGCCAGCGCAGCAATCACGTCCTGGTTGGCCGGCCCGTCGTGGAGCGTCCCCCGCCCGTACAATCCCCGCGTGTCTGGCTCGAGATCCGTCCACACGCCGATGGGAACATCGTGGCTTCCCATCCCATGGTTGAACAACATCTGGATCTGATCACGGTTTTCTTGGAGAGTCTTGTTCCACATGCCCGGCCGCATGAACAGGGTCCGCTTCTGCCGTCCCCATGACTCGTCAATGGGGTAGTTGAACGCCGACAGATACCCCTCCAGCGTCCGGCCTTCTACCACCTTGGCCTCGGCCATCTCTACACCCAGGCTGGCAAACTCACGGTTGCGCATTGTCTCCTCCTACTGGAACTGGAACTTGCCCGTTACCCGCCGGGGATGGGGTGGGGGGCGAACCGACCTCGGCTAGGTTGAGCGGCATCCAGAACTTGTCTCCCCGGGGCACGGGCTCCATATCCAAAAAGGCCCGCGCCTCATTCCGGCTCATGAGTCCGTTGTTCGAAGCCCTCACCAAGAGATCCATCTCAGTCGCCGAATCGGCCCGCACCAACCCGCGCTGGTTCAAACGGACGTATTGGCCTCGCGGAAGGAGCTGGCTCATCGCCTGCTCGAACCTCACGATCCACGGCAGCAGGGTGAACCGCACGAACCCGAGGGACTGAGCTTCGATGCCCGTCCCGAAGTTCGACGTATAGCCCTGAAGTCCCACCATATGCGGCGGGATGCCATACACCCGCGAGGCGATCTCTTCCACCTGGAACCGTCTCGTCTCAAGAAACTGTGCCTGCTCGTTCGTGATCGAGATTTGCTGCCACGTGGCCCCACCGCTCAGGATCCCCGGACGATGAACCTTGTCGCTCCCGCTGTGCTCGGCCTCCCACGTCTCTCGCATTAGCGAGATGTACTCCTTCGACTCGCCGGGACCTCGCTGCGAAGCCGGCAGCTGAATAACCCCGGACATCTGCTGGCCCCGACCGAAGAACTTGGCCCCGGTCTTCTCCGTCACCAATCCCAGCCCGATGGCCTGCCGCGCCTGCTCCAGCGGCGACATCCCCCGCGATCCGCCGGCCGTAGCAAGCGCTATGTGCAGCACGTCCCCCGTGAAATCGGCTGGCCCATATCGAGATAGCCTCTGGTTCGTCGGGCCCCACAAGAAGTACGTTCTGCCGCTTTCCGACTTCACTTGGATTGCACGGGGGTTCAGCACCCAGAGCTCCTGGGGGAAACCCATCGCATCCACCGACGTGATAGCGATGAATGCATTGCCATCCATAGCCAGGGACTCGAAGACCCGCTCCGCGAACTGGAACCACGTCTGCTCAGGATTCGGCACCTCGGCCCACGACGGTGGTCGTGCCACTGGCTCGCGAACCTCGCCCCGCTTCCGCACAATGTCCACGGGCAGCGCTGCCAGCGTCTCCGAGATGAGGCGGATACAACGCCACACCACCGTCAGACGAAGGGCCGTCTCCTGCGAAACGGCCATACCGGAATAGCTAGGATCTTCCGGGGAACCCCCCTCCCCCCAGACCTTCATCTTGTCGAGCGAGTGGCGTTCCTTCCCAATCGGGATACCGAACAGCCTCATAGGGCGATATAAGCCGGAGCCTCGGCCGGCACCTGCGTAGCTAGATTGACGGCTACCGCCATGGCGATCAGTCCTCTCGATTCAGGCGTCGGGATGAGGTGCCATCCGCGCTGCGTGTCCTTCGTCGCGCCGGACAAGACGTGTTGTCTCAGCGCCGGGTCGCCGTCGTGGACCAGCTTCCGCTCGTCGATGATCCGGCGAAGTGAGGATGTCGCCACAGTCAGGAGCTCGGTCGAGAGCGGCACTGATTCCATCCCGACTCCCTGCTCGGCCAGGATTTCCGCCGAGCGCGTAAACACTTTGTCAAAGGCCACCTGAGTCAGCACGTATCTATGAGCCAGCTCGACGACGTATCTCTCGACTTCCGCCAGCGGCGGCCCTTCTGGCCAGATCTTCGCGGCAACCGCCGCGCCCTCACCGTCGTGCCTGGGTGCGGCCAGCGCCACCGCGGCTCCATGTCCGTAGACCACTGCGGCGTAACAGGACTCTCCTTCGGCAAGTGTGCCGATGTCGGCGCGGCACGCCTCCCAGTCCGCCGCCGTCAGCCAGGGTTCCTCCCCATGAGTCCAGATTCCACAGTGAAACCGGGCCCACCGGCCGGGTGTCATGTCCGGCGCGTTCTTGATTTCCCACAAGGCCTTCCGCTTCTGGGGAAGCGGGTTCACCAGCCCCACCAGCTTCAGGTCATCGAGGTTGTCCCCATCCTCGAGACAGAGCTCATGGAAGACAAACCCCGGCCCAGTCGCGTGGTTGTACATCCCCACCCGCGTGAACGTCGGCAGTGCATGAGCCTTCTCCCGCAATTTCCCCAGTGGGGAGTCCATATTCCAGCCGGCGGTGGAGATGGTGATCATCTTCCCGCCTCGAGCAACTAGGCCGTCTGAGATGACGCCATACAACTCGGCCGTGCGATGCCGGTGAAGCTCGTCGATGATGGCCAGCGTGGGAAGCACGCCGTCCACCTTGTCCACATCCGAGGCCCGCACCTCGATCTTCCCGTTCTGATCCGGGTAGGTGATGGTCCGCTGCATGACCTTGAACCGGGCGGTCAGCTCGTCCGAGGAGCGCACGAACATCCGCGCCTGGTCGAGGATCTTCTGTGCCTGGTCTCGGGCGGCGGCCACGATGATCCCGTCCGCATTCTCGGTGTTCCAGAGGTGGTACAGCGCGAGCGCGGCCACGAGGGTCGTCTTGCCATTCTTCTTCGGGACAATGGCTACGGTTTGCCGCGTGCCCCCAAAGTAGTCGGCTAGCAGCGCCCGCTGAAACGAGAGTAGGCGGAACGGCGCTCCCGACTCGATCTTCAGTTTCTCGCAGAACTTCGCAAACCCCTGGAGCGATTCGGTCATTCTGCGTCCTTCTGACTAGAATTCTGGTCAAGCGCGCGCGATCTAGCCTGAGAGGTCTCTCGCGGAGTGT